AGCAGTTGTTGGCGGCAATTCCTGAGTACCAGAGAGATATGCGCTCTAAGGGTATACCCGTTCTGGGTGAGGGGATGGTCTTCCCAATCGCGGAAGAGGCGATTAAGTGTGAGCCGTTTGAGATACCCGCGCACTACAAGAAACTGTGTGCTGTGGACTTCGGTATTACACACCCCACAACCTGTGTTTGGACAGCATACGACCCTGACTCAGATGTTATCTACGTTTATGACGCATACAAAAAGGAAGGCGAGATTCCCGCAGTTCATGCCGCTGTGATTAAGAGCCGTGGCAAGACTATCCCGTGTATTTATCCACATGACGGGGATAACACCGAAAAAGGTTCAGGTAAGACACTGGCAGAGATGTATCTGGAGGCGGGTGTGCTGATGATCGGCAAATTCACCAACCCAGACGGTACGAATTTTGTCGAACCTGCACTGATGGAGATGTTGGAGAGATTCAGAACTGGGCGGTTACGAGTGTTCAGCAATCTGGTTCCGTGGTTTGAGGAGTTCCGCAGATACCACAGGAAAAAAGGAAAAATTCATAAGGAGTTCGATGACCTTATGGACGCAACACGATATTCAGCTATTAGCGTAACACGGTTCGGTCAGAACGCAGTAGAGCGAGAGCAACTAACTAACGGTTCAACAGGATACACGACAAATGAATATAGCTTCTGAGATTAATGAAGGTGAGTTGCTTGCCTCACTGGAAAACAGCATCAATGCCGCAGACTCATATGCTGAGAGTGAAATAGGCCAACAGCGAGACAAGGGTCATCGCTATTACTACGGCCAACCGATGGGCAATGAGCGTACTGGCAGATCACAGCACGTCAGCATGGATGTATTCGACGCAGTTGAGAGCGTAAAGGCCATGCTTATGGAAACCTTCTCGGCTGATAGAGACATTTGCCGATTTGATCCGCAAACCGCAGAGGATTTTGTTCCTGCGAAGATGGCGACTGCGCTGACTAACTACATCTTCTACCGCGAAAACAAAGGCACGAAGATTCTGCATGACGTGATACACGACGCACTGGTTGCTAAGACGGGCATTGTTAAGCGTTACTACAAGAACTACTACGAGTATGACGAAGAAACCTTTGAAGGCTTAGACGAAGCAGGGTTTTCGATGTTGGCTTCGGATGAGGCTGTGACAATCACTGAGTACGCAGAAGAAGCGCAAGCTGTACAGGCACAAGACCCACAAACAGGGCAGATGGTTGAGGCTTCTCAAGTCATGTACAGCGGTGAGCTTGTGAGGAAGATCGACAAAAGCAAAATCTGCATTGAGGTGATACCGCCTGAAGACTTTCTTATAACACCACGCGCTACGGATGAAGAAGATGCGGATTTTTGTTCGCACCGAACAAGCCGTACACGCGGTGAGTTACTGAGTGAGGGTTACGATCCTGAGTTAGTACAGCGTCTTGATGAAGACAAGGATCTGCACGAAGACGGGTCACTTGGCAGAGATTCAGTCGATAACTACCGTCATGATGACTCATACGAATCAGATAATGACCGCGAGTATGTGACGATCTACGAGTCATACATGAAGAAGTACCGCGATGACTTGCAGAAGTGCGTAGTGCTGAAAGTGCTTCACAGCCGCAGAGTCTTATTGGATCTTGAGATCGTAAGCGAGAAACCTTTCCGCTACTTCACACCGTTCCCACTGCCTCACCGCTTCCACGGTATGAGCTTGGCTGATGTGCTGTTCGACATCCAAAAAACGCAGAGCAGTTTGAAGCGTGGTGTGGTTGATCATACGTTTATGACCAACACCTCACGGTTCATCGCTAACTTGTCGTTGGTTAAGAACCCACGCGATCTGTTGGATAACAAGGTGGGGGCGATTATCGATGTGAACTCACCGAATCCTGAGAACGTTGTGCGTCCGATGCCGATGCCCAACTTGTCAGGCACTGTGTTCCAAGCGATTGAGAACTTAGAAACTGAGAAGGAAGCGCGTAGCGGTATGTCGCGTATGGCGCGAGGCATGGACAGCACTGTTGTCAGCAAGCAGAACAGTTCTGATCTGATCACTCAGTTTATGAATGCTTCTAACCGCAGAATCATGGTGATGGCGCGTAACTTGGCAGAGAACTTCTTGAAGCCACTGATGCACGATATCTACAGATTGGCGATAGAGAACGAGAAAGCGGAGAAGATGATTCAGTTGGACGGCCAGTTCGTGCCAGTGAATCCACAGTTCTTGGGTGATCGCACGGAGATGTCGGTAGCAGTTGCACTGACACCTGAAGAGCAAGCGCAAGAAGCGCAGTTGCTGTTATCTCTAGACGGGCAGTTCACGATGAACCCTAACGACCCAACTTTGGGCGGTATGTATACCGCGCCACAGCGTCACGCGATGCTCAGTCGAGCCTTTGAGTTGTTGAACATTAAGAACGGTGCTTCGTTCTTGTTTGATCCAAACAGCCCAGAGTACCAACAGCAACAGCAAGCGATGCAACAACAGCAGATGCAAGCTGAAGAAGAAGCCAAGCTGTTGGCACAGCAACAAGCTGAGTTTAACGCTGATATCACCAGTAGGCAGGTATCGGTGCTTGAAGGCCAGTTAGAACTGGATGTGCTGAAAGAACAGCAGAAGATGGTTCTGGAAACTCAGAAGCAGGAACACTTGGAAGAAGAGAAAGACAGCAGATTGCTTATGGATGTTGAGAAACAAAACCATGACATGGAGATGGATGAGAAGGAACTCGCTGTCGAAAAAGAACAGAAACGTAACGTATCAATCGGGTGATTTATGCCAGTCGATGAAAAAGCATTTGAAGACTTTATTAAGAAGGCGCACGACAAGAAGTACGCCAAAAAGAAAACGCGCAAACAGGCGTTTGATGATTTTGCAAAGTGGAAAGAAGGAAAGTTAGACAAAGAAACTACGTTGCCAAAGCCTCCAACACGGGGGCGTATGGCGAAAGCTAAACCTAAACCAACCACATAGTGGAGTTTTTATGAGTAACGAAGAAATAGGCGATATGGCTAGTACAGCAGAGGCCGCAAAAGAAATGTTAAACAGCGCGGTGTTTAATCGGGCATTTGAAGACATGAATCGTTCGATCATGGATCAGATACTCGCCACACCACCAGAAGCTGATGCTGAAAGGGAGCGTTTGTACGCCATGTTTAAGGCGGGACAGATGTTTGTACAACAGTTTGCCGGACTCATAAACAACTACGAGTTGGCGACACAAGAAGAAGTTGTGTAAAATAGGAGAATACCCATGTCAGAAGAGCAAACCGCAGTACCGGACTCAACTGAAGCAGGTGATAACGATATTATCGCTAGACTAACGGCTGTGTTGGAATCCGAAGATGGACAACCCCCATCGCCTGAAGAAGAGCAAGAAGTAGTTGAAGAGACTACTGATGAAGTGATCGACGAGTCACAGGAATTCGAGGAAGAAGCTGAAGAGACTGAGGAGGTCGAAGACCCAACCGAAGAATCTGATGAAGAATCTGAAGATGAGCCTGATGTCATAACCGAAGGTGTGATTGAAATTGACGGAGAAAATGTTTCCGTTGACGAAATCAAACTTGGGTATATGCGACAAGCTGATTACACCAAGAAGACGCAAGCAGTGGCCGAACAGCGTAAGGCGGCTGAAGAACAAACCGCCAACTACGAATCCACACTCAATGCACTTCTTACTGCTTCCGGTGCAGACCTTTCACGTTTTGACAATGTGAATTGGGAGCAAGCGGCAGTAGAAAACCCTGATCAATATAAGCAAGCCAAGGCGATGTACGAGCAGACTAAGCAGACGCACGATTTTATTCGCGCACAAGCTAACGAGCATCACAATCGCGTTCAAGCACAGCAACAGGCGGCAATGAAAGAAAACGCCAAAGAAAGCCTGACTGTTCTTAAATCTACAATCCCGAACTGGAATAACGATCTGTACTACTCAATAGGTGAGTACGCCACAGAAGCGTTAGGTGTCACCACTGAAGAATTCAATGATGTGCATGACCACCGGATGATTACGGCACTGTACAAGGCTATGCAATTCGATAGGGCTAAAACGGAAACGCAAAAGAAAGTGAAAGCGACTCCGAAGAAAACTTTATCGGGCAAGAAAGCTGAACCAAAGGATTTAGGCAAGAAGGACAACTATCGCAAAGCGCGTGACCGTCTGAAAAAATCTGGATCTATGGAAGACGCTGTTCAAGCCCTCTTGAATAGAACTTAACTTTAGGAAATTTAATCATGCCAGTAGTAGCAAATACTTTAAAAACCTACGATCAGGTAGGTAAGAAAGAAGATATCGAAGATATCATCTATGACATCAGCCCTACGCTGACTCCATTCACATCTTCAATCGGCTCAAGTTCAGCATCAGCCACGTTACACCAGTGGCAACAGTCAGAGCTTGCGGCTGTCGGCACAAATGCGGCAGTTGAAGGCGCAGACGCAGGTGCGGCAAGCAACAACACCACAACCATGAAAAATGCTAACACGCAGATTTTCACCAAGGTTGTTCAGTCTTCTGGTACTTCTGAAGCAGTCGCCACCTATGGCCGCTCTTCCGATTTGCAGATGAACATCGCAATGAAAGGAAAAGAGTTGCGTCGTGACATAGAACACGCCTTTGTGGGTGCTTTGCAAGCAGGTACTGCGGGTAACGCAACAACTGCTCGTCAGCTAACTTCTGCTCAGAACCAGATCGATGCTTCTACAACTAGCACCGCAGGTTCTAACCGTGCGT